GAGCTTTGTCAGTAGCATCTTTGTCCAACGCAACAAACACACGGTCATATTGTTTTAAGATGTCAACGTGTTCAGCAAGAAGATTAGTGCCCAAGAGAGCGATGCCTGTCGCGTTGTTTGACACAGAACACGCACTGGCACAGTCCTCTACGAGAATAGCACAAGTATGAACTCCACAAATAAAAGGTCTTTTACTAGCACCATAACGATACCACTTAGGTGTTCTACCATCTATCGATCTTCCTGCCGCATCTACGACTTTGTTTCCATTCTTAACTAAATACACAGCGCGATTACGCTGAAAATCGTAGCGTATGTCAGCGCGACCAGCAAGATACGCATCGTAAGACTGCACACGTTTTACATAAAGTTCAGCCTCTATGCTACGGGAAAGACTGACAAAAGTGTCAGGCATGGTGAACGTCTGAGGCATAGGATCGGGTGGTCTCTCCACCCGCTTCTCAAACATTTTGGATGCGTGATTTTTTGTCAGCGTAATACCTGTACGACCTGAGACGTTACAGTCGGCATGGAAACAATACCATAACCTTTGCAATCCGTCATCAGATACGCTAAACGTATTCTTCTTGCCACAGACGGGACAGTCTGATCGGTATCTTGTCAGCGAGGGAAAGTCGAGTGACTCGACATACCCACATAACCAAGCTGGTGATTTCATCGTTGCGTTCCTTACCTGTCAAAAGACATGACAGACAAATAACCGACATGGCAAATGTTGTCAACACAAAAAAAAAATGGTTGACGGCTGTTGACAAATCGATTACACATAAAGAACAACACCCTATAGGGAAACCCTACTAATGAAAAAACCCTTTAAAATTAACCCTATAGCTAAACAATTACCTAAGTATGGTAAACAGGTAATACCAGATAAACGTAATAAAGAAAAAGATAGACAAGCTAAGAAGGATATCCGTGATGGGAAGACCAGCGAAGATAGATGAACCGACAAAGACATATAGTCTGTTAATGTCGGTCAAGCAATATGACAGGTTAGCAGAACACTCTGAACGACTGCAAAAACTTAGCAGGGAACAGGTGGCTGTATCTGACCTGATGCGAGAAGGAATTGACATCTACCTTGACGCATTGGATGAGGACCTAACTGATGAAAAATAATCTGAAGACCAAGCCCTTTGAGATAGAAGTTGTCAACCGTTGGCGGTGGGAAGTTGTCGCCCCAGTGTCGTCTGTTCGTATCGGTGAGACAAGCCGTGATCTTGTCAAGCGCAAACAACGGGTGGACTATCTGCGTCTTATTACCGTTTTTGTCGGAAAAAGTGAAAACGAGTGTAGAAAGTGGCTTGACAGGCACCGCCCTGCCCTGTTAAAACTGGGTATTCCTTACGAGGTTGGTAGCTTGTAAGGTATCTTTCGTTGTTGTGTGGGGCGGGGCTGAGATTAATTTCTTGGCCCCGTTCTTTTTTTGCTTGACGCACATTGTTTTTACCGATATGGCTTATGTATCGAAACAAACCGGAAGGGTTAAACGAATGGCAAAGAAGATTGAAAACATGACGCAAGAAGAACGCATGGCCCACTTTGAAGAGAAACGCAGATTGGCTGTTAATAAACGGGTTAGTTCTTGGAAGGTTCTACAGCCGGAGCAACGGGATGCTATAAACGAAGTCTTGTCCGCACTACAATCTTTTGACGAAGATTACTTCGAGACATACAAGATATGTGATGCGGATGTTCCCTACAAATTAAAGATGGCACTGTGGTCACTAGAATCCGTATTTGTTCGGCCCTTGCAGGAGGCTGGTGATGATAACGCTTGACCTACCAAACAAACAAGTCAACGCCATACTGGTGGCACTTGACGCAGAGATTGAAAACGAATTAGGTGACAGACCTGTTCATTGGGAATCATTCCCAGAGGTTGCCGCAATGCTGATGGCATACTACACAACACGTTGTAAGTTTGAAGAGAGGACAGACGATGATTAAGACATACAACCTAATCATGGACAGCAGGTACAATCCCCTGTCACACATACCTCACAACAATACACGACACATGGTCATGCAGGTGTTGGCATGGATGTGGTGTATTATCTTTGGTCTGTCGGTCGGGTCAATCACTGTCTTTGGTGTCAGTGCCATTACCCACGCCCTGCTGATTGGTGGTGTGTTCATCACGGCAGGTGTGTTTGAGACAGCCAAGCGTAAGCCCAATTACTTTGGTGGATTGGGTAGAGGCAATGGGGGTGAACATGAGTGAGTACGATGAACTGGTGGAGTTTCTAAACAAGTGTGACTTTCAATGGGAGTGTGTCGCTGATGACAGCCCATCTGATAACGTGCGAGTAGTTCGCATAGTCTTTGAAGTACAGGGTGGAGACGAGGATGACTAAACGATGGACAGCATACGTTACCGTCTACCACAAATTTGAGGTGGAAGGTGACACATGGGATGAGGCACACGATGATGCAACTCATACCATTTGGGATGACCACATAAAAGAAGTTGAAATTAACCTAGAGGAACACGAAGATGTTAGCTAGAACTTACCGTGTAGTCCTGAGACAAACCCGTGACTTTGAATTTCACGTTGTTGCAGAGGACTCAGACGATGCTGTCGAGAAGGCTTGTGAACAAGGACTGGACAGCGGTCATGTTATTGCTGATGATTACGAACTGGAATGTTTAGAAGTGGAAGTAAGTGATGGGTAAAATAAAAGATTGGCTAATTGAGATGGAAGAGGATGCCACAACCATGACCCGTGACGAATGGGTTGACAAGCATGGTGAATCTGTAATTGACGTTTACAATGACTTTCACATTAGAAAGGATGACAACGCACCAGAGCAAGGGGATTTGTTCGATGTATAGACCCGATGCGTACCCAACGAATGACAAAGACCCACGCCTAGAAAATGTGCGCGACAAACTGGCAAATCTGCGGACACTGATTAACGATGCAGAATGGAATGGCAAGCCCGTTGACACCACCCTACAAGATAAGGCAAAGAGACTGACACAAATGGCAAGCGAGGGCACACTATGGACACCACGATTCTAGGTGTGGCAAATGGCAAACACCGCGACACTAAGATGGCAAACAGAACGACACTAAACCCTAATTACCCCTGCGATAAATGCGGGGAACCAGCGATGGTGTCGGAGGATGGTGGGTTGCGTTGCCCTCGTTGTTGGTTGGCAGAAAAAGGAAAGCAAATAAAGCCGCTTGACCATGCCGGATATTATCCCTAGTCTGTTTCTACACAACAACCGGAGAACCTACCATGAAAAAAGCACAAACAAACAAACCAGCTTTCACCATGTATCCCAAATCTGTTAAGTTTTTGGGTGAATACAAACACAATGTTTTGAAGCAATCCAAAAATGCCAAGCTTTCCAAAGATAGGTTGCCCGTAGTTAAGAAGGGACAATTCAAAGGTTATGTAATCTATACCTTAACTCTAGAAGAACGTGCCACTTGTCCGCGTGAATGCTACCATTGGGATGACTGCTACGGTAATAATATGATGTTCGCGCATCGTATCCAACACGGGCCGGAACTCGAAAAAAGAATTAAGGCAGAAGTTGCAGAACTGTGTGGCACCTATAAGGGCGTTATTGTCCGCTTGCACGTCTTGGGTGATTTTTATTCGGTGGATTATGTAAACCTGTGGCAATCCTTGTTGTGTAAATTTCATAATCTAGCTATCTGGGGTTTTACCGGATACAAACCAAACAGCCCCATCGGGCTTGCTATTCGTGCGGTTCGTAATTTTATGGGTGACCGTTTCGCTGTCCGTTTCAGTAATGCTCCGGACATTGCATTTTCAGCTAACAGTGCAGACTTATATCAACCGGAAAAGGGAAAGAGTTTAATCTGTCCGGAACAAACGGGCAAAAGCGAATCGTGCGCGGCGTGTACTGTGTGTTGGTCTGCACCTGATAAACAGGTTTTGTTTTTGACGCACTAGGCATGGCAAGCGAGGCGACACTATAAAATGATGTTTTGTTTGGGGATCGGTTAAAAGTTTCTTACTTGTCCATTCGGGGGCGGGGTAAGACTGGCGGACCGGTCGGATCGGTGGCGAGACGATGGGGCCAACCGATCATTTTTATCTAATTTATGTGTTGTAAACTTAAATGACATCTGCCATAAGAATCTGACCGGCGGCGGGGTGCCACCGGACAACAACCAAAGAGAGGGCTAATTATGCCATTTGATATTATACCATCTCAGGCCACCGATAACGTCAGGATTTTGGGCGGTGATATGTACAGCGTACATCATAATATTTCTGATTGTGGCGTTTATCGTAACTTTGCGAGTTTTGAGCCAGTGCCCATTGAGGCGGTTGTAACTGGCGATGATGGGGTGACCCATCAAGAACACACCCGATTTAAGACTTTGCAGAATACAGCAACAAAACGTGTAGTTGATGTAATGCCTTTCGATCCTAAATCCTATAACCTAGAACCGCATGACAGCTTGATGCAAAAACAAGCCGATATTTTGGCGGACTCTGGGCTTCGGGATTATTTGGGCAATGTAGAAGTGTGTGATCGGGTCTATGAGGATGGGCTGAGAGTCCACCGGACAATCTATTTTCATGATCTAGTGGACCGCAGCCGGACGAGATCAGGACAGCAAGACGACGCTCGCTGCCGGTTGGATATCTTTAACAGTGTGGATAAAACATGGACTCTTCAGGTATTCAGCGGGGCCTACCGTGACCTTTGCCGGAATACTTTGGTGTTTGGGGGTGAGAAAGCGTATCACCAAAAGGCCAAGCATACTAAAAACATGAATGCCGCAGCCATGATCACAAAAGGCGCATTAGGGCTTGAAATGTGGAACGAACAATCCGCAACAATGCAAATGTATCGTGATACCGGCATGACTGAAAAGCAGTTCAACGACGTTTTGATAGACTCCGGCTTGATCGATAAGGGGGGAAAGGTAGCAGAAAACAACGAGAATTTGTCGGTAAATCAAAAGAAGCTTGGAACCTTGCTTGATTTATACAGCAAGGAAACAAGGGAACTGGGTGAGACCATGTGGGCGGCATTCAATGCCCTCACGCACTGGTCAACCCACTTGCCCGATGCCAACAAAGGTGGACGGGCAGAAAAGAAACGGCTGGACAAGTCTTTGGCCGTTCGGAACCTAGTCAGGTCGGAAGCTTGGCTAAATCATGGAAAGGTGGCAGTGTAGAATGGAAACATATCTAAGAGCCGCATTTATGACTTTTAGAATCATTGTGGCCCTTATAATCTTGATGTTGATCCTGATATTTATCAACGCCTAATCTTTACTACCAACGCCCTGAAGGGCAGAAAGAACACAACAATGAAAACCACATATGAAATGATGAAAGACTTGGAAGATGCAATTCGGGCCGATGAACGGGCCAAGCTTCGGGGGGAACTCTATGATGCTTGGAACGACCACGGGAAGCCGCTAGTCGAAAGCATCCCCCAGACCGGGCTTCACGGTGAACCACTGGCACCCGTTGGCCCCGTTCCGGTTGCGAAGCCAGTACCCAGAATCCAGCGGTGTCATTTGCGACTGGTCAAGGAATTGCAGCGGGGTTATCAGGCGGTGCCAACCCTTGCCGGTAATCTTGGGGTAAAGAAGCAGACTATATATTCTATGCTCCACACCCTCAAGAAAAATGGGTATCAGGTCGAAGTCAAGACCGTATCTGGTACGGCTGCAAGATATCGTAGAATTTATAGGCTTGCACGTTCGGCCTAGCTGTGTAATAACGATGGGGCGGGTGCAGTTACCCGCCTCAACAATTGGAAGGGAAATACTATGGAACTCAACATTCACGCTAAGAAATCACAGGCCACGAAGCATTTTATCCCTGAGGTAAAAATCGTCACTACCACCCATGAAAAGTTTAAGGTCCTTAAGCTTGAAGGCATTGACCAGAACGGCAATGATATCAAGGTCAACGTTTACTTGGATGAAAAGCAGACTGTTAAGAAGGTGGCTGAATACGCCTTTTCCCACCCCAAGCGCAAAAAGACAGCATAACCAGTTACCCAGCGCGGGGGGCCAATACCGCGCACCTCCCTTGCCCTCGTCATCAGAAATGGTGGCGGGGGTTTGTTTTTGCGTATCATCTGCATAATAGATCACCAGATTGAATAGGCGGGATAATATCGGCAGGCCTATGTTCGGGTATTGCTATGATATGTGAACGTGAAGGCATACTTTCAAAAGTAATCAAAATGGCAAACGAGAATATGCGGGTGCGTGTGATGTGTGGCGTTTTATTGTGGGGGATTGTCCGGTGGGATTGTTCGGCAGATCAACCGGCATGGGTGGCAACCTTGGCATCACCGATGGGGAAAGATATTTATTGCTATCGCACCCCCGCGCAAGGGCCACTAGGGTACCCCCGCTATTGCTAGTAATCCCACCATCGATTTTATGGCAGGATAGTTATCGATATGCGTAAAAAGGATACGTTGGGGGAGTGTGTGGGTATCCGGCGGGTACCTATGGGGTTTACCCCGGCGGGCCTATGCCCATAGTACAGTCAAATTTTAATTTTGTCAAGAAAAAAAGTTGACATATAGATAAAAAGTTCGTATACTATTGACGTGAGCCGCATTTTCATGTCGAACCACCCCACAACAAACTATATTTTGTATCTAGCCAAGTGGTATCGGACACGAATGCGTCTCACTTCTCTTTATTTCGCAGGAAATTCCTATGTTCACTGCAATTATCCTTGCATGTTGGCTACAAAGCCCACAAGATTGCACACAGTTTGTAGACAGACGTGGCCCATACAAGACAGAGGGTGAGTGTTCTATCCGTGCTGTAAATATGATTGGTGAAATACGCAGCTTCACACCCGGAATGATCATCGTCGGTGCCCAATGCACCGTAATCGCGCAGGAATCTACGTAAGTTATGAACCTTCTTCCCCAACAAAAGCCCAAACAGCGTCAGCTAACCGAACAGCAGTCCCTTTTTCTCGACATTCTCTTCGAAAACGGTGGAAACATCACTGCTGCAGCCACAGATGCAGGATATTCGGTAGGCAGTGCGTCTTGGTTACGCAAAACACTGGCCGATGAGATCGTAGAACGGACAAAAGACGTTCTATCTATGAATGCATTCAAAGCAGCCAACAGACTTGTATCGACAATTGACAACCCCGCCCCCGAACGTGGTGATGATCTGCGTCTCAAGGCTGCTGAGAGCCTCCTGAACCGTGTAGGAGTCAAACAAACGGAAACAATCAACCACAACGTAACAGCGGTACACGGCGTTGTCCTGCT